CGTGCGATCTTCGATAATGCCATTTGCAAGTCGTCTGCTGCTTTTATGGATCGCACATTTTCCATGATCCATGCTGGGTTCGCATATGGTGAGAACTTCTCAAGGAGAATTCTGTAAACCACAAGGGCGTTGAGCATCTCGTGAATTCCAGTGTTCTCCATGAAGGTTCCGGGATGCCCTGAAAGCAAACCAGCCATTTTGCGATACATGACGTCTTCAAAGATGACTTCCGTGTCTGTGTAGTCTACTGCCATGCCATAGAAGACTGCCTTTGAAATTGGCATCGTCTCTCCTCTTGATTTGTACGCTTCCTCCATAAGTTCATACAAAACATCACAGTTCAAAAGGAGCAACAATAATGAAATTCGTGATTCCCATGCTTTGACATCGAAGTCTAAAACACAGTCATGAAATTTCAGATGTTCTGCAATCTGATTCCAGTGACGTTCTGGATCAACTCCAAGAGCAAACGGACAAGATCCACCGTTCTCCCAGACGTTCTTGACCTGGGTGTATAGGTCCTTGGTGTACATGTTGTAGATTATCTGTTGGATCATGTTTCCTGTCCCGACTGTTCTCGTTTTGGGATTTAGGATCTTTTCTTCAGGAACAAGTTCTTTCTTGCGGAACTCAAGTTTGTGATTAAAAGGGACTTTTTCTTGGGTGTAAATCTCGAGGTATCTTTCGACATCATCATAGACACATTGTTGAATGTCCCAGTTCTTCTGCACTTCATTGTACTTGATGAAGGGTGACTTTCCAACAACTCCTGGTTGGAGTTTGTAAGGAAGGCCAGCACTCGTCTTTGTGTTCATTGAACTGCTGCCCATAGCGCGAATTCCAGTGATTGATTGTTTTACGTCATAAACTCTCAGTTGTGAGAGGTTTGGGACGTGCTTACGATAGACAGCTTTGAGGTATCGTTTCATGAAACTCATTTCTGACGGAGTAAATTCGGGTTGTACTGCTCCGTTTGTCTTGTTGAGAGAAACATGTAAGAAGTGTCTTGCTCCTTCTGGAATTCTGGAATCTCTTGAATCTTGAATGGCTGGCTGTGAATCGACTGGAAAGACCCCGTGAATAGGAGTCTTAACAAAACCAAGTGATCTGGAAACTGCCTGACTCTTAAACGGTGAGTCATAAACTTCATCCGACTTGATGAAAACTTGTTTCAATTCACTCTTGCAAGTAGGATCGTA